GGAGAGGTCTCCCGTTATAACCACTAACCCAGGTTTGATCCTGGGGTGGTGCTTCGGTGAACCACTGAAGCAAGCGGGAGCTGCATCGGTCGGGTAACCGAGGACACACAGTCGAAACCGTGTGCCGTCGGTACTCTCTCACTGATAGATAATTATTCCACCTCGACTTGAGGTTCGAATAATCCTTCCCAGCGAGAGACACCCAACCTAGAACACCTGAATCCATGGCAACAGTAGGAAGATGCAACCGCATCGCCTTCTGCACTGTCATTTTCATCCAGGCTGCGACTTGATCATAACCACTTTTCACAAAGTTGTTATGTACCTCGACACAGCTGACGATGGACTCAGGTCGGGCCTTACTTGGGTACGTCATGGAATACGTTGGTGTGACATCTCTGCCACAAAACGCATCCAAACCACAAGACTCCCGGAAATTTCCTTTCCCGAAAGTCTTGTTGCGGTTAATCTCGAAACCGAGATGGCGTAATGCTCCCAAGACCACTGCCCCACAGTCTTCGGGGACAAGGATATCGTCACCAAAGACTAGGACCTCCTGTGCTGCTTTCGATAAGTTATCAAATGTACACGGTAAGCGTCTCTCCCAAAGGAGAGTGCCGACCGATATACACGCGAATATGATCGATTGCACAGGAAAGGTCACAGCCGACCCCATACAGGAAAATTTCCTAAGCATGTGAAACTTAGGAGATTTTTGGTCGATGGTGTTAACCACCCACCGTGTCCTGCAAGCGTGTAAGGCCGTAATCAGACTAGGGGAACGTCTGAATACGCGCTCTACTAGCTTACAGGTCACCCTATCAGAAGCACTAGACAAATCAATTGTCCAGTGACTCCTGTGTATGGAGGCCTCCTGAGCGAGACCCTGATTGAAATGTTGATCACAGAAGTGAACAACATTCCGTAACGGGGTATCGTTCAACCTAGTAACAAGAAAGCTCTTGACCATTTGCTGGCACCATTGATGAGATGTCGGTTCGGCGGCAATCAGCCGCGGTCCCTTCATCGTCTTTGGTACAGCAATAAGTCTTGAAGGAGGTTCATGTACTTCGAATCTCCCAATGAGCCAATTGTTACTAAGGGAACACGCCCAACAGTTGAAGTTGGCAAAGCCAAATTCTTCCATAGGGAATGTTCCTTGGAGTTTCTGCGGCCAGAAGGGAAAGTCATACTTTGACGATCCCCGACCGTCCGCAACGGCTCCAGGTCCATGCTTACACTTCCAGCTATAGGGATCAAAAACCCCTATTAGAGAACTCACTGAGTCACATACAAATTGTATGGAATCAAGTAAGTCAACTGGAATTGGGCTTGCTTCTACCTGGTCGATAAGACCTGGGAGAAAACATTGATCCACGCGTTGATAGTCTCTAAGTGAGAGACTCCCAACGTCGCGGCAGTCGATGCGATCGCAGTTCCAATCAAGGGAGCCGCTTTCACAAGCCAAGTCGGTACGGAAGAACGAACGGACCGTTTCAAAGGTACGTTTGTCATCGCATTCCATCCTAAGTTTCTTAGCAGCGAAGTACAGCTGCCTAAGGAACCGAATGGCTGCGATGTCCGGACTGACTCTAAGCACTCCGTCAACATCAAAGACGCGCAGTAGTAGCCCCCTGAAAAGTCTGGGGATTACTACTCCAGTCTTGAACGGCCTCATATGAGGAAGTCCAACTCTGGTTAGGCGTGAGGATGCTAAGCACAAATCGAAGTGCTTACCATACTCTGGGAGGTCTATCGTAAAGAACGACAAGCCTCTTTCTTTGAGGGCAGAGCGCAAGCGAGAAACATCCCGCTCGAACTCTTTGCGGAGCGAAGGGTAGTGTGCGGACACATCAGACAAGATGTGTTCGTATAGGCCCTGTATGAAAGTGACGTAGCTGTTCGTCATCGCTTTCTCCTTCGAGAAGGTTATGATCTACGGCTAGGTTCACTTACGATGCTAAGCATCCCACTCAAGCCACACACAAGAATGTGTGGCTGCTAGACTAGGATTCCCAGCCTAGCAGCTTGGCGTGGATACCACCAGCTTTTACGGTGTAAAAGCTCATGGCCTCGCCAAGGTCGATCACGTCTGAGGCGACCGCATTCGGATCCGTTCGGATCGTGAATGTGATCTCCGAGGTGCTGCCCATCGGCAGGAGTGTCGTCGGTTTCACAAACCTGGTGAACGTCACGGTGTGACGGTCAAAAGGCTGTGTCCCCGCCTTCACGTTGTCGTTGGAATGCCGCACCTTGGCTCGGAACGTGACGAGTGTATCGTCCAGAAAGTATTCGGACGAATACCCGTCTTGATTGATGAGTGGCAATACCTTGGCGGTTCCACCGGAACCGTCCAGAGTAATGGTAAGGGTTGAACCCAACATGCTTTCATACTCCTAGGTTCTGCGACCATAAGTCAATGTGATCTCATGATCGCCAATGAACCTAAGATCGACAGTTGTCTCTTCGTAAGAATCGGAAGAGACGCCGTGACGGTAGCAGTTACCAAAGATCGCGTCTTCGTGATCTTGGTTACATCGTAAGGGGTGATCATCCAACCGTTTGATGGGTTGTCGGTCACTTTGATCCTACGTCTAGTCTCGGTCCGCGTCATAACACATGGCGTAGACGCTTGACATGGTATGAACTGGTTATTGGCATGAAGCCAATCACCAAAGTTCGAAAACCAATCCCCAAGCCAGGACCATGGGATAGCATCCCATGCGTTCGAAGCATTAAGGTATAGACCACCAACTGCACGGTTTGCTAAGTGCAGAAGTGCAGGATCAGATATGTCGGGAGGACGAGTCGTTGGAGTCCACCTCACGGAGGCCCAACGCTTCGCGGTTGTCATCGACGAAACAGTACCGTTGACGACAATCCCCGTACCACTTGTTATGCAAACTGGCATATCAGTGTGTACGGTACTCTCCCCACAGTGAATCTTACGATGAGTACCTCCCTTCTGATACAGATTCTTGAGTTCTCTCAGACGCCTGTCTGCGAGATTCGTGAACTGCATCATTTTGCTCAAGTCGGAGAGTAGAGGCTTCCAGCCAAATTGCCAGGACAAATTCGCCCCGGCGATCTTGCGAAGAATACCTCCACTAGCTAACTTAAAGAGCTTGGGAAGGTCTCTGATGTCAACAAGGTTCTCGAGTGTGCCGATTTCGGCGCGGCCAGGATTAGTTCTGGCTAAAACCTTCATCGCACAATCGTTCTCCGAGATGAGATCAGGACATGAGCTATGGACCGGCTCCGAACGATAGGCCTCTGGCATCATATCGAAAGCTTCGATATAATAGCCATCAGTCCAACCGTTACGGGCTTTGCCGTTTATCGTGCCCATATGTTCGACCTTATATTTGGTCGTCGTAAAGGCGTGATCCACGTGAGGGTTACCAGTGGAATCATCACAAGTCCAATCAGGCAACGACCAAGTTGTCGGATAGATAAGTGAGATTCCCTGCCCCTTGCGTTGATACGACCCTCCTAAAAAGGTCGCACCACGCCGGGATCGATGTCTAGAGCTCATTACTACTACTACCAAAAGAGGGAAGCGGAATGCTCGAGCTCGTGCTCGTGGGCAGCCCAACCGGGCTG